GATCATACCGCCCCCTGTTGCGCAGTTCCGCCACGTTGGTGGCGCGGCCGCTACGCACGCTGTTGGTGGTCACCTTCTGTCTGGCCACCCGGGTGTGATAGTCCACCTTGACGATGATCTTTTCAGCCGCATTGCCTTCCGCGTTCCATACATAGACGAGGCCGGGGTCCTGTTTGTCCCATAGCAGGGCCTGTGGCCGGGCAAGTAATCCCGGGAGGCGGTTGAGCGCTGAAATCGGCAGACGATTTCCCTTTGCCGTGCGCAGCATGTGCAGCACATCGCTATCTGCAATGGTGATGGCCCCTGAGGCCGGAATGACACCTCGCCCATGCAGGAATGACAACGCACCGGAAGAGAGCGCACCTGCCACGCGGCGTTCTCCCATGGCACGAAAGGAACCGCCGCCTGCCCGCTTTGCAATTTCCTCTATCCATGCGGAGAAGTCCTTTTCCAGAGCGGGCAAAACAAATTTTGCAGACGCTCCCATGGCGCTGGCAGCCAGTTCAGGAGGCAGCGGCACCAGCTTGTTCATCAGTGTACGCGCTGCGTGTTCCTGCAGGGCAGCCTTGCCGGGGTTGTACCCCCAGCCAGGATCGATGCCCTTGGGTACCATCATGACCTCGCCGGTCTTCGGATTCTGCCACGGTAACAAAGGCGGACGCGGTGGGGATTCGCTGAGTTTGTAACCGTAACGGTCCAGATCGCGTTGTCCGAGCTGTTGGACAGTACACCTGCAGCGCCATCCGTTGGGCGGATAATGCGTATCCCAGAAGGGATCATCCATGGGCAGAACCATGCCGTGCCATGTCCGATGGTCGGCGCGTGTCCGCCTGTCAAGGATGGCGGTGTATCGCAGGAAGGGGCGACTCTCTCTGGTGCGCTGCGCCCGTGCCCAAGCGCCGGAGGCATGCGCAGTGCGCAGGTTCACGTCATAGATCGTACGCAACCGGCGCGGGCTTCCCAGCTGGACATTGCGGACTTCCCCGGTGCGGGGATCTGGCAATTCCTTACGGCCCCACCAGCCCTTGGACTGCAGGACCGGCATCAGCTCCTTTTTGAAATCGCGGAAGGTTTGCCCCTGATCCAGCACCTTTTGCAATTGCCCGTGGATGTCGCCAAGGATATCGAACCCTGCGGACTTGGCCACGGTGAACGCGGTGGCGTGAGATTCCTGCCACATGTCATGCCAATCCCATGTGGACGGCATCTGATAACCCTTGGCCGTGAAATAGGCCACGGCCTCTTGCGGAGGCAGGGGACGCATCTCAAGCATTGCCGTCTCCGCCCATATCCGCATCGTTTACGGGAGCACCGGTCATGCCCGCCAGCCTGGCCATGAAGATGCATCGGGCCAGAGCTTCGGTCAGGGCCGCCGTATCCTGCGCGGTTACCACTTCCGGCAGACGCCGCAGGAATTCTTCATGGGTGTCACATTCATCCAGCAGACGCCGCAACGGATCAATCATGCCCTGCATCATAGGCTCCCAACCTTCCAGCGATCCGGCCGCCAGCAGGTCCAGAGAATCCTGATCCGGAATATCTCCATCCTGCCATGCCGCGTGGGCAGCGCGGTGCAGCGCGGTATCAGGCTTCTGCGCCGCTACATCGGGAGCGGTAAGCACCTCGGCATCGCTGGCAGGCTCAGGCAGTCCCATTTTATCGCGGATGACGCTGGTTTCCACCTTCAGTCCCATGGGCACAAGTTTATCCAGCGCGTTGACCAGGGCCGCTACATCATCCGCATCCGGCCTGGTGATGACAATGCGCGGATAACGCGAGCGCGGGCCGAGGTTCAGGTCCACCAGAGGTCGCACAACATCTCTGTTCAGAGTGGCTGCCAGCTGCCCGGCGTCGGACTTTTCAATGTCCTCCCGCACCTGCTGGTGCGCATCGGCCGTGCCCACGTGCTGGCCGGTGTCTGTGGTGCCGGTCTGCCCCAGAACCGCTTTGGATGTCTGCCTGTCCAGATAGGATGCCAGCTTTTCGTACAGGTCGACGTTGCCGGAAATCTTGGCTTCAACGAATTCCAGCATCATGGATTCGGGAATGATGGCAGCAGCGTCCCGGGCGATATTGCGCACAGCTCGCAGCAAGGCAGCCTTGTCTTGAGCGGAGGCCCCTGCACCGTATTTCCCGACGCGCAGCGGATGCCCGAAGATTTCCGCAAACTGTACCCACGACTTGATATCAAAGTTTTTGAACAGCCATATCCATGCGATGGCGTAAGCCAGACCGCCCCTGATGGGCAGACCGCTCTTGGTCCGATGCACATGGACGATATACTTGAAGGGAGAAAGAGGCAGCAGCTGACCGCCCGAATCCATCAGGCGCAGGGTGCGCCCGTCTGCCGGGTCAAAGCGGAACCAGCGCGGATCGCGCCATATCAATGCCTTGGGCAACCAGCGCCTGCCGCTTGTTTCCCACATGATTTCCGTGACAGAAAACCCTTTGCCAACCGCGTCCAGCACATCAAACAGTGCTGGCTGCAGCTCATCCCACTCCAGCCACTCGCGCACCAGATCTGCGGCCGCCACATCGGCGGCCTCGTCGCTGGCGGAGACAACTGTCACATCGAGGCCGCTAACCTGCAGCTTGCGGGTGCCGAGCACGGATCGATAGTGCAGGTCCTTCTCTTCCATTTCCTCGGCCAGTTCAAGGTACTGTGTCGGTTCGCCTTCTTCCGCATCGCGCAGGATGCGGGCGAGGCGTTCCGGCGTCATGCCCTGCGCCGGGTGGCCGGAAATGACCTGCCGCACACCGGTAAGGGTGGGGCCCGCTTCTTCTTCACGCAGGATGGATGTTACCACCGGCCTGCCCAGATGATCATACAACATTACCATGCCCCTTTACCGAACCGGGCACGGGAAACGCCCCATGCCTCGTCCGTGTCGTCGTCATGTCCAGATGCGGCCGCAACTGGCAGCGCCGGTTCATATGCATATTCCACAATATCCGTACAACTGGCCGCATGGGCCAGCACGTGGGCAATGGCGCTGTCGCCGTGGCGCTTGCCTTTGCCCCGGCCGCCCGAGGTGTCGCCTTCAGGCACGCGGGCCACGCCCTTGACCAGTTTGATGGCCCGGTGATCGGAAATGATATCGGCATCCCGGGGCAGCAGCACGGTGCCATCTTCGAACGCAGCCTTGAAGCGCGGCATGTTCTCGCGGTACCAGGCTTCGGAAAACTTGACCTGCGTGATACGGTTCATCCCGTACCGCTGCGCCGTTATTTCTGCCAGATGGGCACCGTTGCCGGTGGCGTCCATCATGCCGCCCATGAACCGGGGCAGGCGATCCAGCACGTACCACAGCACCTGCCGTTGCTGATCGAACGGAATGTTGCGCAGTTCCAGCACAAAGGGGGGCCGCCGGACCATGTTCTGCTGCAGGGCCAGAGGCCACAGGTCCGTCAGGTCGCCGTTACGGGCGAAGTCCTGCCCGAAACTGTGCTGGAGTTTGGGGTCGCACTGGCGCAGCAGCGGGGCGAGCACCTCATCGCACCAGTCCTTGGTTTCAGCCACACGCAGGTGCTCCGGCCATTCCACAAAGGCGTCCGGCTGCTCCCAGCGCACCACAGGAATGTCGGGATCTGAACGCTTTTCCAGCAAGGCCAGAGGCAGGTAAGAACCCTTGCCACGGCTTGGAATGCACAGCAGTTCTTCATCCGCGCCGTCGCCATAATGAGCAAAGATACCACTACGCCATTCCGCTTCTGCCTCAGCAGTCCACGGCTTGCCGCGCATGAAGCAAATACGTTTGTAAAGCCCCTCGCGCAGGGCACGGTCAAAGTCGATACGGAGCAAATGGTACGGCTTGCGTCCGGCCCGGATGTCCGTGACCAGAGTGTTGAACGGGTTTTCATCCCCATCATGGGTGGAAACCACACACACCTTGCCTCCCCATATGAGCAGGGCCAGCGCCGCCTTCAGCACTTCTTCCAGGTCATCATGGAATGCGGCTTCGTCGATGATGACGAAGCCCTGATACCCTCTCAGAGAGCGAGGGCGAGATGTCAGGGCCATGATCTGGAACCCGCTTGCAAAGGTGATCCTGAAGGCTTGGATGTCTTCTGTCTCCCCATTGGGCTTCATGGCGCGGAAGAGGCACTCTTCGACTTCTGAAGAGGCTGGTTCAAAGGCTTTGGCCCACATGGCGCACGTATCTATGAATTCACGGGCCATCTCGTGCGAGTAGCCGATATACAGAGTGTCCATGCCTCCGGCAGTACGGGCCGCGCCGGAAATGAGCACCGCAGCAGAGGCGATGCCCCATGTAAACCCGATACGCCGTCCCTTTTCTATGACAAGCACGTCGTGCTCATAAATAGCTGCCACCCCTTCCTGCTGGTATGGCAGCAGGACATCGGGCAACGTACGTCCGGACAACATCTCCGGCATTTCCTGACGGGATTCTTCACGAAGCTTGCGCCACTCGGTACTGGTAACCGGCCCTGCAGAGGGACCGGCCACGGCTTCGGCTATGCCAGATGACGGTTTCATGCTGCGTGACCTCCTACAGGTACACCAAGGATACGGCTCTTGATGGCTTCCACGGTATCGCGGGACAATCCTTTTTCACGGGCGCAATCTTCAGCAGCCTTGACGGCCTTAGCTGTTGCCGCCTTGGTGGCCTCTTCTCGGATACGGGAAATCAGATCCGCATCCGCCTTGGAAGCCTTGCCAAGATGATCCAGCGCCTTGGCCAGTTCCATGGCGCTGCGGGGATCAAGAGGCACAAGGTTGCCTTCCTCGTCCGTGGCCTCGGCGCTGCTGATGACATCCGTGATGGCGGCATGCAGGAACTGGATATTCATACGCGCCACCTTTGATTCCGGTTCATCGCCGAAACGCTGCACCAAGGCTTCCGCCATATCCCGGCTGCGCCGGATGCGCTCGCCGACCTTGTCGATATGCTGCTTGTAGCGATGCAGGGCGCTGCGGCTGACCTGCACATCCAAGCCGGCCAGCGCGTCCAGTATCTCGTCCAGCGTGCGCCCCTGCTCCAGCAGGACGCCTATGCGCTCCCGTACTTCCGGGGGCAGGCGCTTTATGGTGGATTGTTTGGGCATGACGCGCTCCTACTCTCCGGGCATGGGGCGCTTGACGCCGGGAACCGTGGCAACACCATCGGCAACGTCCTGTCCGTATGCCCGCAATGTGGCCACAGTCACATCGTTATGGTCAGTGGTAGCAACCAAGCCTTGCGATTCCAGCCATGCAAAGTCGCCCTTGACCACATCGTGGCTCACGGCGTGCCCCAATGACTGCAAGGCTGTTTTCATGACGTAGTGGTTGGTCTCCCGCCCCGGAGAGCCGGAAAGCAGACGCAGTATGCACAGGCGACGATCTTCTGCCAGTACGGTCTGAAAGGACATGGACTATTTCCCCTTGGTAACGTGATAATCGTTGAGCATGGACACCTGACGGGACACGGATCGCAACAGTTCCGCCTGCCCCTCGGCGCGGGCGTTTGCGGCCTTCAGTTCTCCGCTGATATTGGATAGCTGCAGCATCACGGCCTGCATCTCCTTGGACGAGGGCGCATTTTCCAGATCGCCCTCCACGCCTGAAAGCCGGTTGTTCATTTGGGTCCGGCATGATTCGCAATCTTCCTTGGTCACGTACGCCTTGCGCATTGACCACAAGATCCACCCCAACAACGTTGAGACGCCGGTCACCAAGACCGGCACTATGACTCCAGCCCACTGGACGATCTGATCATTCATCGGATCACTCATGACTGCCCCCTTCAGCCTGTGCTTCATAGCAGGTCAACACGGCCTCCAGTTGGCGCACATATGCACGGATTGCCTGATGACGGGCAGTGAGCGCGTCCACGTTGGCCGGGCCGTCGAAGGGCTCATTGCCTTCCACGCGTCCCGCAATGGCAGCAAGCGTTTCTGCCGTAAGCGGTTCCGGACGTGGGCAGGGGGTAAAGAGATTGTGCACAGAAAGCACAGTTGGCGCAGGGGTAGCCTGACCGGAAGCGCATCCGCCGCAGGCTGCCGCCACGCTACCAAGCATTAAGCATATCAGCAGCTGCATGACGCGTTGCATTATCCACCACCTTTGCGGCTTCTTCTGGGGGTCTAGGGCGGGCTTCGGCATGAGCGAGCATAGCCCGCCTTGCCGCCTCTTCCTTTTGCCATGAGCGGTACTGCACCTGCGCTGCCCGGATCTGCCGCGTCAGAGCGGAAATTGTGGCATTGCTGTTGCGCTGATCAGCCTGCAGCATGTTGTTGGCCGTACGGGCCTGCGCCAGTTCATGCCGGGTGGCATTGTGCGCTGCGCCTTCTGCGGTCAAAGCCTCACGGGCCTCTGCCAGATTGCCGCGTAGCCATAGCAGAGCGCACAGCAGGCCAACTATCAGCAAGGCCACAGCTATGCCCAGCGCCAGCCGGGTTTTGGGAATGAGGGAAAGGGGTATAGGCAACATCAGTCTCCTCCGGCATCAATACTGTCGAGATCGCGCAGAGATGCCCCCGGCGCGGGTGCGGAAGTCTCAATTCCTGCAACACCGGTCGGCGGGTACGCACCCCACACGCCACCGGAGCCTAGTTCGAATCTGCTCTGGGCTGCCTTAGCACCGCATGCCCCGCCAATAAGACCGGCCTCAGCCCAGCCCAGCGGTATATAGTGACCGGCCACGATCATGCCTGTTACCCACGCTCCCAAGACGAGCATGCAGACCAGCACGGTCATGATGCGCATGGTGGAAACACCGCCTGAATGATCGCAGAAGGCATCGCCAACCTGCTTGGCAAACTGTGGCATCACGCCATGCCCTCCCGGGCCAGCTGCGTGCACCAGCCTTCCAGAGCGCCGGTTCTGTTGAGCCAGCCAGCGAGGAATGCGCGGTAGTCCACCACCTGCCCGGTATCCAGTGTGCGGGGCGGACGGGCGGCCAGTTCATGGTAAAAGGCTTCGCGCTCGGCAATGGCTGCAATGGCGAGGTTCAATGATCCCTCGCGGCACAGGGATACAACCCGCCGTATGGTGTTGGGGCCGATTTGGCCGTCCATGGCCAGAGGCATTCCGCCCGAACGATTGCAGGCAATCTGCAACTGCCGAACGGTTCTGGGTGCCCCCTGATTGACGGCACCATCATAGACGGCGACCGCCACCAGCGGTGGCAGCTCATGCAGACCGGGAGCCGCCCAGAAGTGGGCATGAAAAAGCTGTGCAGAGATTTCCGGTGTGACGGCGCGGATATCATCGGCATCAATATCGCCATCTCCATCAATGTCGCAGCCAATGGAACGCAGCCACCGAAGGCTGACACCCCGGTTGGTGATGCCGCCGGGATCGTTCGGATGGTCCACAAGACCGCCTTCCCAGCGGGCGACAAAAGCCTGCGCGGCTTCAAAGACATTTCGCATATGCCCTCCCTTGCGTTGCTATGCGTTGCACATGACAAGGCCCACCGTATGGTGGGCCTGAGGGGGGTGTCTTTTAATGGGGGTGAAAAGAAGAAGCCCCGCAGAGGCGGGGCTGAGGGGGAGGCAGAATGGAAGTTCGCTAGTTTAGAC